TTTTAAAAAAGGTATACATGGAATATAGATTCGGAAGTTCGTTTTCGGTAAAAGTTCGTCTATAATAATCTCCTTCTGCCGACTCTCCTCGATAGGTAATAACATCATTTGCCACATATAATTCGGTATTTTCAACAAAATAGTCAATCCAATGACTATAGTCTCTAAGAAATAACATGTCTGCATCTAAACAGACCGTATACTCGAACGGAGTAAGAAGATCCATAAACGACCTTCCATTCCAAAATGTTTCCTTATCCCATTCTATGATATGATCAAATACCCATAAGGATTCACAACCACTTAATCTATCTTTGGTATCGATAACTAGGGCCACTTTATCATAACCTGGTTTCTGGGTATTCTTGATGCTTAGGGCCAGCGCATAGGCACATTTTGTATAATCAATATCCTCGTGTCCGGAAACAAAAATTAAATATCCAAAGTTCATATTAGTCTCAAAAGTTTTTCTGCATTTCTAACGATGCTTTGTTTGTTCATTACGTGAATATCAACTTCGTTTACTGATGTTAGATAATAATCGTCCGACATTTTTTTGCTGTTAGCAAAGATTAGTTTTCCATTATCTTTAACATCAATTAACATATCTTTATCTAAAGACGTATATAGATGAGGCAAATCTGTCGATGTGTCGTTAGAGAATCCGTCGAGAATGTGTTTTGTAACAGAGAAAGCGATATCATTTCGATATATGCGATCACTGAATCTAAATATGTCAGCAAAATAAGAATAATTATTTTTAACCGTTGTTAACGTATTAAAAAAAAGTTCGCTTTGACTGTTTTTTTCAAACATCACAGCAGTGGCCCAAATTAATCTAACTCCAGTATCAGAAATATATCTATCGAGATAGCCCGATCTATCATCACCGAGGTCTTTGATCGAGGATGAAATCTTTACTGCGCCATCGACGTCCCAATAATTATTCAATTTTTTTGAAAGGATCAAATAATCAGAATCTATTAACAATGTTTTATCATAAGGAGATAATTGATAAGCATCAGATCTATTAAAATTAATAAAAGGGATTGTTTGAGACGATGCTCCGTCCTTTAATAATCTCTTATTATCGGTCTCGGGACGAGATGCTAAGATAATATTTTCAAAGACTTTCTCAGCGAGATTCATCGTTTTGTTAGACTTCATCCAATCTACTGTAGACTGATCGGTGACTAAAGAAACAGGAACTTCGAGATTTTTTTTCGCTAGGCCACCTGAGATTATTGATAACAGAGAATAATCTAAGTTTCGGCTGTTATGGGCAAATATCAAACAACCCTTGTTCATAGGTCAACTAACTTTTCAACTGTTCTGCTACTTTTAATTTTTTTATATTCTTCGTGATAATCCAGTAGAGCAGAAAAATATCTATCTAAAATTTCATCTCGGAATACAATCAAATCTTCAATGATAACAGGATTCATGTTAGAATCCAAAATTGGAACGTTTTCTGTTCTTTGTAAATCAACCACAGTTTGCACAAAAGAAATAAGGGTTTGATCGATTTTAAACAACCCTCCATTAAAACCATAGGTTAGTTTACCGTCAATTTTTTCTTTCAACGATTTGGTCTGTCCGGCCAATGTTGATCGATAATTAGCAAACTCTAGAGCTTTCTCTAAATCAATATCCATAGACTAATCTCCTCTTGCTTTATATATCAAGATTTGACTGCTGTCTAAAAATTTTATAGAGATGTAGTAGATGTAGTGAAGGTAACTGCTGGACGACCCGCGCTGCCGACGACGTATTGAGCAGTGTCGCCTATGTTATAGACTGTATTAGTATCTGTACTGTAATCGATAGCCACACTGCTAAAGATTTCATTATTTCCTCGAATATATCCTTTGTCAGCGTTAAAAGCCGTGGTGATACCATCCCTAACTAAACACATTCCTAGGCTGCTTGTCCCATCCCACACAAAAGGAGTAGTTAAAAGAAACGAAGGATTATATGCGAGAGAAGTAGGTGTAAAATCTGTTTTGCCCCAGACGGTAGTCCATGTATAATTGGATAAATCATATTGACCGTCGACTGGATTCGTATCCGAGAAATTAGGAATATTTGCCAGACCTATTCCAAATCCCTCCAGAGGCAGTGCGGCCTGACCTGATTTTGGGAAATCATTAAATAAATTATTATATGCGGCCTGCACTATACGAAACTGGATTTGGGTGATTGTCAACGGTTTGCCATAATACCATCCTAATCTGTACAACATATCCCTAGGATACACAAAATAGTTCAGTACTGCAGGAGCACCTGTGCTAAATGCATGCCCTTGCACGGGTTGTAGGATCATAGTATTAGGAATAGACAGTGTGCTAGATACTGCAGGTTTCGCGGTATCTGCAACTGTGATTTCAGAAGATGCAGCTACATAAGTTCCGGTAGGATAATTAGATCCTGTATAAAGATAAACCTTAAATGTTTCCGAACCTTCTACTGATCTAGCTGCGAATCTATTAAAAGGATAACCAGAATCTATGATAAAAGGCGCGATAACAGAATCCACATTGCTGATCTTAACACTAATGATTCCAGTATTCGAATTAATTATAACGCTACCAAATCTACTAGCATCTCTAAGACCAGCGAGATCATCAGTTAAAGCTATATCACTTTGATTAAAATTGAAGAAAGATGCTCCGGTTCCTTCGACTTCATAAAACAGTTTGGTGTTGTCGGGAAGATTCGTAGTAGTGACTGTGAAATTAATAGTATCACCTTCATTGACTGTAACTGTAGATGACGAAATACTATAAGTAGCAGGCGATGTTATCGTTAAATTACTATATGTTGGACTAGTAACAGCAAATGTTCCGGACGGAAACAAATCGCCTGCTGGAGTTTGTTCATAAACATTTAAAGTTAAAGTTCCAGTAACTGCGTCCGGACCTGTGCCTTGGGCTGTATGATCATCAATCCAGGATATTCTAAAATCTACCGATGTCGCTGTGCCGGAAGAGTTATTTGAAACATTACACTTAGCTTCTATCTTGTAAGTATTTGTAGAATATAATCCTGTACCGCTGTTAGTGTAAAATGTTTGATAACTGTTAGTTAGCCTATAAAAGTTCTGTCCATTCATAGGTGTAAATCCGCTGGTAGGAGTTATTCCGCCAAAGCTAACTGTTCCTGATCCTGCAAGAAGAGTAGACCAATTTGAATTTTGATCACCGGGAACTGATGTTCCTCCCGTCCGAGAGCTCACAAACTGTATCAATCCACCAGAATTAAAAAAATGTCTGGCTTGAGCCGAGTTTGTAAAAGTTATTGTTTGTGTTGCCTGTAACAGTTGATTCCAGGTAGTTGTTCGTGTTGCTGTCTTTTTTAGAACTTGAGAAAATTCGCCGGCAGCGATATTAAATCTATTCGTATCAAGCGTAGTAATCAAATTTTGATAACTTTCAACGGGATGAGAAACAGTACTATTTGCTGTAAACGATCTATAACCTAAGGATAAAGACCTATTCAACGTCCACGCCGACGGACCGTGTGGACTTTGTACGGGCACGAAAGTTGTGGTTCCACTACCATAAGTTCCTGGATCTCCTATATATTCAAAAGTTATAGAAGTAGTTGAGCTAGCTGTTACCCGTCTAGTTCCATTATATTTAGAATTACTGTTTCCAGAGATGGTATAGTTAATACCAACAACTGGGGCTATAGATTGAGTAGGAATATTGAACCTAACACTATAATTCCCAAAAACTGGTCCAGTTTTGGTACTGAATGAACTTATGGTCACAGAAGGGTAGGTTGTTGATGCATTTATGGTAGTGCTGGCCGGAACTCCAGATCCTGATAATGTCTGTCCGACAGCCAACATACCGTTAGTTATATTTTGAGCTACTAGAGTTGTTCCCGATACATATCCTGTAAAAGTTACGCCGTCGTCGTCACTCTTTATAAACGTATTTACGATAGCAGATACGGGACTTGAAGACCCAGCTTGATGAGTCTGCACCGTCACTATGTCGTAACGAAGATTATCCCAATCTGTTTTGGTTACTAATTTTCCTTCGGAGACTGCGCTACTATAAACTGTTTGTCCATACCCTCGAGTGGCGTCAGACGTCGAAGAAGTACCTAAAAGTTTTACAATAGCATTTCGAATTGTATTATAATCAGTGGCACTAATTCGAGTATTTACTGTCATCTTATTTCCTAATCAAAGCATATTTATAATGCTTAAGAACCGCTAATTGATGTTATTGAATAGCTTGGACTTGTTACAGTGAAGGTTCCTGTCGGAAACAAATTTCCCGACGCTTTTAGTTCATCGACCTGTAATACCAAAGTTCCATCGATTGCATCAGCAGGCGAAAATGACGGAGGACTGGGCAAAGGATTTAAAGTATCAGGATCAACATATCCATCTGTCCACTTAATTCTAAAATCTATAACTGTTGCAGTACCTGACACGTTACTTGCAACATTACATTTGGCTTCTATACTATAATTATTAGATGCATACGTTGATGTAGCTGCCTGAGTGAAGAATGTTAAATAAGAATTAGTTAAATCATAATAACTAACACCAAGGCCAGTAGCAGCACCAAACGGTACTGTACCGATCGATGATAACAAGCCAGACCATGAATTATTTTGAGGTGTTGTGGCTCCCCCCGACCTCGAACTAAAAAATCTTATTTTTCCACCGCTATTAAAAAAATACCTAGCAGCATCACTGTCAGCGAATGTTACTGTAACTACACACGACAATTGAGTAGACCACGACGACGAATAAGAAACAGTACCTCTATCAGCTAATGCAAATTGAGCCTGGCCTATTAAAAATTTATTTCGAAGAGCTGATGTTACAAGGCTATTATATTGAATTTTTGGAGCAGAGGCAGAACTTCCAATTAAATCTGTTCTACTGACATCTGTTATAGTTGGCAAGTTGCCATCTTGGTGTACTTTAACGCTAACAATGTCGAATCTTAAATCGTCCCATTGTTGCGCGGTAATTGTCATACCTTTAGAAATAGCTGAACTCTGCACAGATTGACCGTATCCGGTTTGGGCTGCACCTGTTCCTAGAATCGATACGATTGTATTTCTAATCGAATTATAATCTGAAGCAAATATGTCTGCCATAATTATAGTACCAAAGCTTCAATGACATCTTTATCACCATCTGCTGCTTCAAGTGCTATCGCAAATACATCTGCATATTGATGAAATGTTGCTTTAATAGCTTTTCCAGCATCTGATGCTACTAGTCTGTCTCCTTTTTTCACAGATCCGGTAATTTTTACCGGGACCCTGCCTTTTAATGCTACGTATACACCGCCTTCTAAATCTTTGTTCATCATAAATGCAGGATTACCGCTGATCACTCCGATCGCTCTATCTCCAAATTTAGCTGCTGTGATTTCTTTCTCTCCGCCGACGCAGACTACTGTTCCTACTTCGTACTCCGAATCAGGAAGATATTTTTCAGCCAAGTCTGCATATTGAGCGGCTGTGGCTGTTCCGTCGAATAGGTTAGCTAATAAATTGCCATCAACATCTCTTGCTGCTATACTGTAAGCAGTCTTTGAAGTTTTAGCTGTTCTATACTGAGTTGCGGCGTCGGCACCGTTCCATGCCGGATCAGAGGCGCTGTCATTAATACGTATTCTGTCTGCTTTGTCGGATGTTCCTACAAATTGTACTGCATAAACATAACCAGAGTTATCTCTAACAGGAACTGAAGTTTTGTCTGCAATACCAGGTATTGATATCGAAGGAGTATAATTTCCTACGGTCACTGCGTTATCTGCGTTTCCAGTTAAATTACCTTCTACGTTTCCAAATAACGTACCTCTTACTGTACCTCCCGAAAATCCTATTTCTTTAGTTGACGCATTAATTAATATCTGAGAGTCTGATGCTAATACATTTCCAGTATGCACTCCTGAGGAATTTCCTGTTACATTGCCTGAAAGGTTTCCTCTAAAAGTAATAGCATTTACTTCTGACCATCGAAGCAATGAGGTTCCTAATGTATAAACATCGGTCTCTCCTGGAACAACACCCGATTGTCTCATAACAGCAACGTCTCTTTCATCGGTGCCGTCAGTGACTGTGATTCTAAATGTAATGTCGTTACCTAATCTATTTTCGATTATAGTATCAGAACCGCCTTCAATTCTAATTCTTAGATCATTTTGGTCACCGACTTGGAATCCGGGATCGTTGAATCTAATTTCTTCATCAAAAACGATACTTCCTTTCTGGACGAAATTTGCAGCATCAACACCTCCTAACTTTAATGAGTTAGAAGCACTTCCCCAGAAGGAATAAGAATCTGAACTCACTCCTGCTGTGTTTGTCTTAGCTAGAGTTATACCTTTCTTAACTAAGGTAAAATCTTCAATCGGGTTGATAGATCCTAACGTAAATTCATCTTGACTTATTATTGCTATCGTTTTACCACCGGCATTTAATCTAATAATAGAATGATTTGCTGGTGTGGATAAATTGTCTTTTACCACCTGAGCGTTGATTGTGCTAGCGCCTAAATCAGGACTAGCTTCGGGACCTACTAATATAAACTCAGTTCCTGACCATGTATAAAGCTGTTTTGCTGTACTATCCCACCAAAACTCACCAGCTACTAAACCAGCAGGAGCTGTCGTTGACACTTCTGCTCCTCCTGCTAATTTAAATCTAGCACCGTCGTAAAACTTTAATTTTTTGTTTGAACTGTCATACCAAATTTGTCCGGTTATGACCCTAGGAGGTGCAGTGGTATTTGAAAAATTTTCTAGTAGGTGAAGAAAATTTTCATTTTGCACTTCACCGTATCCAGCATAATTTTTACCCACAAATCGAAGATCAGTTGATGTATCGATCGTTCCATCCTCAACTGATACTAGAAATGTTCCGTTAAATTTGTCTACTTGATAGGCCATTTGATTATCCTTAACTCAGTGTATTTATTCTATCCATTATGTTTGGTTTCTGCTAAATTTTTAGCGAAATCTAGCCGTTGATCTGCAGGTTTAGACATTATAGTTTGTTGTTCTTCTTCAGTGAAGTAAATCGTTATGTTGTCGGAATCTAAATAATCCATTATTTCTTTTTCACTGATCATAGCTGCTGCAATGACCTCTGAACCGTCTTCCTCGTTCCTTATCGCTAAAATTTCAATTTTCATAATTTATCCTATGCTGAAGGTCTAGAACTAGAATCTAAAGTTATCGTTGAGCCAGGGCTAAACAAAGTAGAATATGTGAATATCTTAAGAATTATTTCACCCGGCATGGGATATCCACTAATCGATACTGTAAATCTCAACCATACGTTATCAGATCCTCCAGTTCCTAATCTTTGCTCAATTCTTTTATTTTCAATGGTCAGAGAACTAACTCGATTTTCATCTCCTATAATATACCAGGTTGTTAGGTACCTAATGTCTATATTAAAAGATTCAGGGCTTAAAAATCTTCTGTTTCCTAGATTAAAAGAAAATGTTCCAGAAGTTACTCCATTGCCCCATGTGAAGAGTCCCGAATATAATTGTTGAGGATAATAGAAAGTCGGAAGAGTTTGAACACTATCAAATCTGTTCTGAACAAATGCTGTGGTTGCTATCTTTGTGCTCGAATCACTTAACGATTGAGTTGTCGAAAATGATGCATTGGTAGCATTAGTAGCATTAGTGGCGGTTACTGCATTAGTAGCGTTAGTAGCATTAGTAGCATTAGTGGCGTTTACTGCATTAGTAGCGTTAGTAGCATTAGTGGCATTGGTAGCATTAGTAGCGTTTGTGGCTGTTGTTGCATTTCCTGTGAGATTACCTACAAAAGTTGCTGTAATAGTGCCTGCACTAAAATTTCCGCTTCCGTCTCTTGCTACAATTTTATTTGCAGTATTTGTCGACGAAGCATCAACATCCCATGTAACGACCGATGTTCCATTATAATTGGCACCATTTAAATAGTTGCCAGCGAATAGTGTTTCTTGAGTATCGTTGCCCCAAAACAAAGTACTTCCTGCACCTACACGCAATACCTGATTAGGTGATCCTAGAGGAAGAAAAGAAGTAGTTCCTGAAGCTGTCTGATACGGGATCGATCCTATCGCACCTCCTTGTATATTAACCGCTGTTGTTGATAATGTAGCTGTATCCGCGTTACCTTTAAAATTGTAACCATAGACATTTTTAAACTTACGTGTGCTTAAACCGAGATTATACTGGTTGTCGACATTTGGAGTCAATGAAGGATTATTTCCAGCTTCTCCTAAAGCTAAAGAACTAGCTTCGTCTAAAAAATTAATAGATCTAGAATCAGTCGTGCTGTATATTGTTAAAGATCCCGAAAAGTTTATTTTAGGAAGACTCGAAACTGTAGTTATTGATAATTTAGACCCAACCTGTATTCCGGTATCGCTAACATTTAAAGATGTTAATGTGCCTAATGTCTGTAAATTAGAGTTAACTACAGTTGTATTAATTTGTGAACCGGTCAATGTTTCTGCTGCTGCAGGTACTGTTATATTTTCAGTACCGTTGAAAGAGATACCATTAATTAAACGAGCAGTCTGTAATTTAGATGCAGAAAAAGCATTGCCAGACAACGACGCTCCGATGAACGTGTTAGCTTCAACTACGTTAAATCTACTAGTTCCGCTGTCTACATCAATGTTGCCTTGAACATTACCGATTAAATCAGCTGTTATAGTACCTGCTGAAAAATTTCCAGCAGAGTCTCTGGCAACTACTTTTCCTATGGTATTGTTAGATGTTGCATCAACGTTCCATGTAACCTCCGAAGATCCATTAAAATTAGAACCGGAAATATAATTCCCTTTTAATAAAAAATTCGTTGTACTGGCTGTTATTGTTATATCATCTTGTCCGTCAAATCCTACGCCATTAATTGCTCTTGGTGTTTCTAGTCTACCTGCTCTTTCGGCAATACCTGTTAAATTACCTTTAAAAATAAAAGAAGAGCTTAAATTAATTCCAGATGTTAGTGACGAAAACCCAAATGGTGCATCTTCAGGATCGATAGTAAAAGATTGGCCAGATATAATACCTAATACTGTTCCATTAATAGTTAGAAATATTACTGGTTGCAGAGTTCCGGTGGAATCTCTTACGGTTGTCGATCTTGCTTTTGTTGTTGAAAAACCTTCAGCAGATTCAGGCCCTACTAATATCCACTCGATTCCATTCCATACATGCAGAGTCTTTGCTGTTTCTTTTAACCATAAAGCTCCAATCGTAGGACTTAAAGGGGGATCAATAGAAAATACCGCTGCTCCAACAATCATCCACTTTTCACCGTCATAGACGTGAAGTAAATTTTTACTATTGTCAAACCATGTTTGACCAGATATCGGCCTCGAAGGAGGTGAATCATTGGAAAAATTTTCTAATAGAAATAGAAAATTTTCATTTTGGAGTTCACCATATCCATTGTAGTTTCGTCCGACTAAACTTACACTGGTAGATGTATCAATAGTTCCATCTTCTAAAACTACTAATTGATCTCCGCTAAATCTGTTTATAATATAGGCCATCTAATCGCTCCAATATGATTACGGTGGAAGAACAGTATCCGAAACATGATTCCATGCACCTAATAGAACTTGAAATACTTTTACTATTCTTGTTGTCTGTACAGCAGGTGCAGGAACTGTTGCGTTAGAAATAGCAACGTTAGTTAATGCAGGTGCAGTTCCGGTCGGTGTAACAAAAGTCGATGTACTCTGCGATATTAAAGGATTAATACTCAAGGACACCGTAGAATTACTTATGATATTACATAATACTCTTGCGAGGGTACCATTCCTATATTCCGATGCGGGAGCAATATTGTCTAGAATATTTGTGATAATATAACTATTTGGTTTACCATCTGATAAATCAATGCTCAATACAAGATTTCTAGTTTCGATAGTATTATCAACATATTCCTTAGTAGCGGCATCTTGAGCACTTGTTGGATCTGCCATTCCAGTTATCTTTGGACTTCCGATTAACGCAACATTACCGGCACCATTTGGTTCTATCTCTAAGTCCTGATTGCTTTGGAGAGTCGAAATTTTGTTGTCTTCCAATCTCAGGTATGCCGGATCTCCTACTAATCCTGGGCCGATATTAATTACTGTTTGCTTACCGAAGCTAGTTACTCCAGGAATACTAGTTATTCCAAGTCCTAAACTATTGCTGGTCAAAACCGGCACGCCGTCGATGGCGAAATATTTTCCGGTAGCTAAATTAAGATGCTCAGAGCTAGTCCATGCTCCGCTCATTAAAGCAGGAAGCGCATCATTATAGCCTTCAGACAAAGCAGCAGCAGTTGAAGCCTGTGCAGTATCACCTAGATAAGACCATAAAAGAACATGACTAGAGGCACCCTGTAAGATTATGCCGCCGCCTGATGCATTTTCGTTCGTCGGAATTTCGCCTGTTTGTTTTGCTAAAACTATATTTTTATCTTCAACCGTAACTTCTTGTGTGTTGATAACTGTGGTAGAACCTTCAACATTTAAATTTCCACTAATTGTCAAAGAACCGCCTAATCTCACTTCGCTGGATGAAAATCCGTTGTATATGTCGACAATTCTCGAAGCCGAATCAATGACTAACGCATTTTCAACTGCTAGGCCTCTTCTAACCTGTAAATTTATACTTTTATCAGCGGCGGTATTTTGGATATTGAAATTACCGCTACTAATAGTTAAATTCCCTTGTCCTGCAGATCCTACCACTAAACCTAGGTCTGTGGTAATTCTTATCTGTCCGTCAATAGCACTAGATGTATCTTTTCTAACATATGTAATCGCATCTGCGCCACCTAATTGATCAGAATTAGTACATGTTACATCAAACTTGATATTTTCAACGTCGCCTGCATTAAATCCTGGATTTATGTTTCCTACGAAACCCGGGATAGCATTTTTAGGTGTAAAACTATCTTTAGCAAAAATGCCTAATAAAATTCCATTATTATATAGATATGTTATAACTCTAGTTTGATTTAACGTGTCTAAAATGCTGTCTACTTTTAATCCGCTCAATCCTTGATTTTGAGAATATAACGGGGCCAGCAGTATAGTATTAGTTCCATCAAAGAAGTATAATTGTTTGTTAGTATCGTCGAACCAAAGATCACCAATACCTAATGTAGAAGGCTGAGCATCGGCAATCGTGGCAGAGCTTACCGGAACAAACTCTGTACCAGAATATACTTTAACTTTATTTTCAGATGTATCGAACCAAAGCTGGCCTCGTAAAGGATGACTTGGTATAGTAGTCCCTGAAAAATTTTCTAATAGCTTAATAAAATTTTCATTTAGTGCTTCGCCAAATCCACTATAATTTTTTCCTATAAGAGTTAAATCAGTAGATAAATTATCAATCTGACTATCAGCGACTGTAGCTACTAATGATCCGTCTGTTTTGTTAACTTGATATGCCATTTTTATTCATCCATTAATCCGTTTACTCTACCCTAGTAAATACTGGAGGACCTGATCTTATTATATAATTAATAGTCAAATAAGGATTCATTGTTCCAACAGGCGTTGATAAAGAAAAACTAGGATCAGGTTTTTTAATACCACCGGTGCTATTAAAGTATTGTGCTTGTCCTGGAGCAGTTGGTCCAAGACCTGTAGTTGCTGGAGGAGTAATTGCTGTATCTATTCTTATCGCTGAATATTGCACTCCAGCGTCATTTGCCATTGTATGAGTATGATCTGGTAGGTTAGCCAAAGTTAAGGTCACCGAGCTTTGGCCTGCACCTTCTCCTAAAATATCAGCTTTGGTATCAGGTACTCGATCAATATTTCCTCCGCCTGCATCGATATAAGTAGCAACACTTGTCGGAACTGTAAGTAAATTGTCCATGTTATCCCTACCTAGAGCAAATCTTCCTCTTAGGTCAGGCAATCTATATGTACCAACTCCAAACAATTGTGTAGTAGATGCAGTTCCTGTTCCTACACCCGAACCTGTTGCAACAAAAACAACTCCGATGTTATTTGCGGCTGCTCCAATTGCAGTAAAATCTGTTGAGGTCGCCACTCCGGAGCCTGAGCCAACACCAGTTGCTACAAAGGTAACTCCCAATGTATTTGATGCTGCTCCGATGGATACCCAATTCGTAGTTCCTAACTCTAAGATAGTATACGACCTTCCTATAACAAAACTTCCTGCGATAACAGTGCCCAACGATTCGATAGTATAAGTAAATCCAGGAATAAATCTACCTGCTGGAAAAGTCGTTCTATTATAAGTTGTACCTATTATATCAAATAAGTCTGGATATTTTGATTTTTCAACTTCTGAGCCGTCGCATAAAAGATATCCATATGGAACGTTGTTACCTGCAAAAGGAAATATAGTGCCTAAAGGTACTCCGAGATCTGCAATAAAAGTATCTCTCGATTGCCTTAACAAACCTTGCGAAACTATTGTAGTTGTAGCTGATCCGGAACCTGTTCCTGGGCCGCTAGCAACAAAGCTAATTCCTATTGTGTTAGATGCCGCACCAATTAAAGTAAAATCTGTTGTTCCTAAACTTGCTATTACATACGTGGTTCCTGTTACAAAATCTCCAGCTGATACTGTAGCTGTTGTGGAAGTTTCGGATGCAATACTTGGTCTATAAACTAAAATAGAATCTTCAGATCTGGAAACATTCGGCGACGGATTATTTTTACTAGCGATAATGTTGGCTGTAAGAGATGTATTAAAGACTTTAGTATAACTACCGACCTGGCCGTCAAATTGTATAACAGGTGAAACCACGTCTCCGTTAAGTCTAAACGTCGTGACATTTTTTAAGTTAGTCGCAGTATTGGCGTTACCGTTAATATTACCAGTAAGTATTCCTTCAATTTCGTCTGCAATAATTTTTTTCGCTCTAACAGTATTCCATCTTTTTAAACCAGTTCCAGAATCGTATGTATCAGTTTCCTTTGGTTGTAAAGTAGTAACACTGGTAACACCTGTAACATCTAATGTTGTTCCAACAATTAAATTTTTAGAAATCGAAGCTCCGCCTGCTGTTCTAAAGCTACCATTGTTAAGATTAGTTGATTCTGTTACATTAGATAATATCAGGCTACCAGTCAATGCTACAGTTCCATCTATATCTAATTCGTGATCAGGTGCAGACTTGTTTATTGCAACCTTATTATCAAAAACTCTTAAAACAGTAGTAGGAATACCGTTTCTATTAGTTTGAAGATCTATAGTACTGCCGGGTGAAGAATTATAAATTTTTGCGCCAGCTGTAGAATTAGAAAGATTAAAAGTTCCGTCTACACCAATATTAATTCCGTTATTATTTCTTACGTTGAATTGAAATTCTGTAGTATTAACGATGTCCGATCTTAAAAACCTACCAGCCGGAACAGTAGTTCCAGAAATATTTAAAGATTCTGCTTCGGTGGCGATTCCATATAATTTTGGTAAGAAGCCTCCTACAAACTGAGAAATCTCTGTGCTAGTTTCGGGAACATTAACATTAATTCCTGCTTTAATTTGCGAATAACCAGAAATTCCTATTTTAGGAGTAAAACTATCTTTACTGAAAACTATCACCGGAACATCAGCAATATAAAAAACTAAAATATTTCTATCTACGTTATCTGTGTCTGCTACTCTCTCAATAGATGGTCCGTATCGTAAACCATCTATCGAACTTTCGTTAGGTCCTACTAAAATCCAACGTGTTCCTGAAAATATTCTTAACTGTTGATTAGTAGTATCAACCCACAGCTCTCCAACTTTACTTGTTTCAGTCGGCGGTTCAGTAACACCCTGCTGAATACCACTAGCAGCTCTCCAAGCAATATTGTCCCAAATGTTTAATACTCCGGAGGTGCTATTGTACCATAGCTGACCTTCTGTAGGATTGACCGGTGGATTTGTTTCGCTGTTAGAAAAATTTTCTAGTAAGGATAAAAAGTTTTCAGCTATTATCTGTCCATACCCTGTAACGTTTCTTCCCGGAAATATAAGGCTAGTGTCTGTATTCGATGTATTATCAAATACCGTAATAGGAGTTTTATTATCTCTGTCAGTAAAATTAACGATATATGGCATTTATTAAACCTCTGTAAATCCAGTTAAACTTTGTATTCTTATAGTATAATCGATTTGCAAAAGTCGATTTAATGATTTTTGTACGGGGTGGAATATAACATGAGTTAATAATTTTCCTTCGCCGTCGGGGTTATAGCTTTTTAAACCTAATTCGTCGAAAATAAAATTTCCGTTTAAATCTACACTGTTATCAAATGCTTCTTGATCGATTGGTTCGCTGTAATCTAGCAAACATGACACTAAAATATCGCTATATGTTGCACCGCTAATGTGTCTAACTTCCATTTTATTTCTGGTGGGATCGGTATTTTGAAAAGAATTTTGGTCTACTACTTTGGAATAAGTTTGATTATATAAATTAGAATTTGTACCTATAGTATTAGGAGTTAGATATGTTATTAAACCCGTTGGGTCGACGGTTGTTCCGCCAGTACCGAATGCCATTTCATAAACTGTTCCTAAACCTTGATTCGATAGGCTCTGCACCATAGCAACGCTCATATTTTCATAATGGATTGCATTTCTTTTATCAATAAAAATTTCACCGTTTTCGGGATCAAAAATCTTAATATGCCCTTCAAAGTGAAATCCGCCGTTCTCGTTAGGTTTAGAGTCGGTATTATTAGTTAATTTTTGTTCTGGCATTTTATCGTCATCGTCCTTCATCATGTATTTATTCGGGTAATCTTGTTGTCTTTTGAGTTATAAATCTAGGGATAGCTGACTCATTTTCTAGCAGTGTTTTTCCGCTTTGAATAGTGTTGTCTCCCTTATCATACCACGTTTTTCCTGTTCTTTTTATAATAGAAATACGAACTCCTGCACCAGGAGCAGAAGTTAATCTAATATATGGATTTATGCCGTCGACTGAAAACTCAGCTTCTTTCGTGATATCTGCCCGAGGACTTACTGCTCCTAGTGTTTCATCAAAAATATTAACTTGGTCTTTAGACAGTCTCTTTCCGCCTACAAATATTTCGAGTTGATCAGATCTTCCAAAATCGTCAGGAATAGAAGAATGTGACCAATTAGTAACATTAGTTTTTGCAGGAACAAAAGGTAAGGGCCCGATTAATAGTGTGCTTCCGTCACTTACAAAATCAACTCTTTCTTGTTCTTCGTTGTACGGTATATTCTCAAGTCTACCAACATCGATCACCGGAGTTCCGATACTATAAACTTCTTTAATAGATGTTCCGAACGCACCCCTTCTTAAATCTCCGAGAAGATTTCCATTCTTACTTAGGTATTCGATTTTTTCTCCGTTTATGTAAATTACACCAGGGATATTTTTCCCTAAATCAGGATCACCTATTTGACTTGCATCATTTAGCAATATATCAACATCGTAGTAATTTAACTCTCTAGCTAAAGAAACTTCCGTCGATGAAAATCTTTTAAATTGATAGAAGTTTAACATATCTTTGCTTATTTCATAAGCAGAAGGAGCTTGATAGATCGATGAACCAAAAACTACGATTTTAATTATATCGTCTGATGTAGAATTATTTTTAAGGTACAAATCTCTATTAGAAGAACTTAGATAAAAATCTACATCCTTAGTTAATCGTTGTCCATTTTTATAGGCCCATACAAAATCTATAGAAAGCGGTTGATACGGTATTCTATATTTCAGTTTTCCTCCGATATATTCATCAGATGTTATTCCAGTGGAAGGATATTCGCTAAACCATATAACTGATATTTTATCGTTTTCTACAAGCGATACTGAATCTAATATCTGTATACCGTTTCCGTTAACGATATATTGAGATCTTAAATCATTTTCTATTTTAATATCGTCGCCAACGTTTAAAATTGCAGTAGATATTGTAAGAGTTTTGGTATTACCGTCATAGTCATAATCAGTAATAAAAGTCTTACGATTGTCATTAACAAAGACCTTAATGTTGGCCGGTAATATAACACCGGGGACTTCTACAGGATCAACACCTAAAACAAATTGATTATTTGTTCCGTCGTATGTAGTAAAGATTGTATCAACACCTCTTAAAGATTCATTGTTTACTTCTACAATTATAGAAGAAAGCGCTGATGCTCGTTCTAAATTAACAAAATTATCTAAATTAAATGATCTAGTACTACCATCATAAAATATGTCTTCTTGATTAATCCTTATTACTGGATATCCATCAGAATCAACATCAGCTGAAGATTTCATACAGATTATTTTTATAACCGATCCTTCTGCCGGGATAACCCCAAATTGTACCATTGTTCTATCTTTGACATCAATTACATCAGAACTGTTAATAAAATTTGTATCAAATGTTTCACCGTTGATTGTAACAAAAATTATAGAAGTATCAAAATAATTTGCCTTTGTTAAAAAGAGATTTGTTTCTCCATCTGCTACGAATTCTTGATAATCGATTAAATTTAAACCCCCGATTCCAATAGAAATAATTTCTATTATTTGTGATTCTGTCGGAGCAGTAACAAACTCTAGTGTATTATTTGTTAAATTAATAGAGTAATCTAAACTATCATTTCCGAGTCTTCTTTGAACTTTATCTACATAGACCAATAAAGATTTATTTTCAATTATTGTTTGACCTATTGAAAAGATCTTATCAATTCCGTTAGAAATTATAACCTTAGACATTAACGGAGCTCCGCCTACGAGGTTAGATGTAAAAACTCGAATACTAAGATTATCTAAAACCTGCCCCGGAACGTTTTCTTCCGGAGCTGGAACTACATCAGGAGTTATAAATTTTCCTCCCTCAATTACGATTTCCTCAGGAGTTAAACCTGTTGCAGTTGCATATGCTCCGCTCATAGTCGAAAGGGTTCCGCCCGATAATTTAGTATCTAAAATATTTGGGTCATTAATAGTTACTGAACCGTCACTCTCGACTGGTCTAAAAATTAAAGTATCTCCTGCATTAGTTTGAATATAAATTCCTATTTCTATACTGTTTGTTGAACCGTCTCCAACAAATGTAGGCATCTGTGCGTTAGGATTTGTAGAAATCGAAGAATCCCAACTCGATGTATAATTAGGATCATCAATTCTAATAATTCTTGGAGCAGCAACTTCTTCAGAGTATTGTAGATCCTCGACTGATCTTAAGATAGGATCTCCTGCTCTTTTGAGATATATGTTGATCTGCTGTCCTTCTGCAGGAACAAATGGTAAGGTTACTGAAGTTGTACTACCGTCTACTACTACATAGTAATCGGACGACGACTCCACACTATCCCAATTGTCTGTAAACCAAGGAAGTGCGTCCCAGCCGCCAGTAACATCGAACGTTGTTCCTTGTATCTGAACACCGCCGAAATCCATTCCTGTCATAAGCTGAGAAAAATCTTTTCCTTTCATCTCTTTTGTAGGATTATAAAATCTTTCTATTCTATTGATGCTGTCTAATAGTTCTATATTTTTTTCGTACTGTAGTTCAATAACATCGCCCGCAGGAGGAATCGTTTTTAGACTTAGCTTGCCTCTTAATTCTGTAAAATCACCGTTATAATATAGATACAAACTAATATCGTATTGATCCGACAACAGTATCTGTGAATTTTGAAGAACAGTAATTTTGCTCTTATCAGTAGAAGGAGCAAATTTTAGATCAAATGTTCCTGAGAATCCTGTCGCTGTATAGTTTTCAGAATTCGTTAAATTGTTAAATCTGCCTTCCTTAGTAAATCTATCAAATTTAATTTTTAGATCTAATGTTCTTATTAACGAGTTTCCTAAGATCGGAACTACTTTTGCTTGACGTGTAGGATTACCGCCGCCTACCAACACAACAGTAGGTGTTTCTGTATAGTTACTTCCAGAGGAAATTACCTTTATTCCAGACACTTTGCCATTAGATACAAAGGCCTGTGCTGAAAAATTAGGATCATCAAATCCTTCAATTAATACCTTTGGAGCAGATGCATACCCGGCACCACCGTCTGATACAAGAATTTCAGTGATTGAAAATCCGTTGTTATCTTTCCACCATTGCCACGGATATTGGTTGATTAAATCATTATTTTCATTTACAGGAATAATCGATCCGAGTTCTGTTATGTAAGATGCCGGCAAATCAAAGTCAGAAAGAGCCGAATTAGCATAATCTATATTTTCATACCTGCTTACATACTCTCTTACCGAAGTTCTATAGGGTTTTACTTCTTCTATGTATTTCTTAAAACTTTCTAAATTATCGTTTTTATAGCTGACTTTCTGCTCTAATAAGCCAACGTTGTGTGTTGCATTTAAGAAGCTAGTTTTAAAAATCCAATCTACATATAATTGTTCTGTGAAAATATATCTCAGAGAAGTAAAAAATAATCTATTCCATTCGACTGCATATTCGTTTATAAAAATGTTATGTTTTATAGACGAAATAATATTTCTTAACTCTAAAGAATTATCGAGATCGTAAAGTGCTGCATCGAACGATTTTGACGTATCAAAACCTATTCCTGAAGAATTCAAATTATAGAGTGAAGATAGGAATTCGAAAGTCCCTTTTTCTCTACCTACTAATTGATACCTTTCTAAAAATATTAAAGTATTGTCGTCATTTATTTTTTCAAATACTGCCCAACCGCCAGAATTATATTCTTTAATTCTTAACAGATCGCCTTTTATTAAATTAACACTATATTCTTCGTATAAATTGTTGATCTCTTTGACAATTCTAGATTTTGAATTAAAACCTTCTTTCCACCAATCTATTAATTGCCAATATCTTCGGGTATCATACGACTGTGTTCTACTCTTGAAAAATGACTTTCTTCTGTCATCCCAAGAATAAACACTCCAACCATTGTTCGTTTGAGAATCTGACAGCACCAATACAGAGAAATTTCTAACCGTGATATTTAAGGTTGAATATTTTTTTCCTCTCGATACTACCGTTGCAGAATTTATTCTGCCCTGATTATCAATAGTGAGAGATATTTTTGCACCAGATCCTGTTCCTTCGTAATCTACAGAAGGAACGACTTTATATCCGAATCCAGGTTCAATAATATCAACTGTGTCTAATTGTCCGTCAATTAAATTGGCTCGAAGTACGGCCTGTTTCACCCTAGTCGTTCCTACTGCAATTAAATCAGAGTCTGTGTCTACTGTTATATCGTAAGTGTTTAAAATTGCGGAAGGTTGTTCTTCAAACGAATTTAATTTAGCAAAATCAATAATGTCAGTAAAATGATTTTGCAACAACACTGAATTTACACGGTTAATTAAAATTTTTAAAATTTCTAACCTATTTTTAAACATACTCTGTCTAGGTCTAACCAATACTCCGTATTTTTGTTTTTCTGACAGATTTGGATCGGGTATTCTATTTCCAGATGTATCGTATCCTACTAAACTATCAATCCACTTAGATTCAATCTTTAATACCGGAACACTTGTTGGATCATCTTCGACCAATAACTGATATTCGTTATGAACAGAATTTATCTGGGTGCTGTTTTTATAAAAC